CGTTCTGCTTCGGTCATGTTCTGCTTTTTCAACTCTTCCAACTCTTTTTCCAGGGAATCTGCTTTTTCAGCTTTTTCCTTCAGAGAAACATTTTTGTCTTTCTCTTTCTTAGTTTCAGCAGAAATAGAATCAAGAAGCTTAGAAACCTGTTCCTCGGAAGGTTCTGCAACTCCCATACCGATAAGTGCCTGTTTTGCCTGTTCTCTTGTCATTGAAATCTCCTTTCTTCCAGTCCAATACGCTTTTTCAACACGGTTCGCTCCGCACATGGTCTGTACCCGATTTACGCTCACGGGCTGTTGCAATTTATTTGATTTTGGGTATTAAAAAAGAAGCCTTAGATTTCTCTAAAACTCCTTAAATAATCGAAATTTGGTTCATTCTTCGTTAGATGGAGAATTTGCCATTGGTTCTGTTTTGGACGGATTTTGAAACTTTCCGTCAAGTAATTGCTGTGCTTTCTGCATTTCCGCTTCCGGGTCTGCCAGTTCCGGGTAAATAGTTCCCAGATACGGTAAACTCATTTCGTAGACTTTCTGCGGATCACTGAAAAGCCCACAAGTAATCAATGCAATAAGCGGATGAATTTTATTTTTGAACAGATAATCAAGCGCTTGTGCTTTTACAAGCATATTGTCTGTTGGGTTTCTGGTTATCTTCACATCGAAATCTCGTGTTGAGATATTAACATCTTTTGATGTGCCACGGATAATATTCAGAATAATTCTGGCAGATTCCTTTTCAGCTTCCTTGGTGAATGCTTCTACCAATTTTGCATCTCTCTCTGCAAAATCCCATCCATTACGAAGGTATACAGCATTTCCTGTATCTCCTCCGCTATTGCTTTGTCGGTTTGGCATTGCTTCCACAATCAGCATATTATTGTAGATATCATCCTTTGCAACCTGGCTCTCTGATTGATTCAGTTCAGCGGTCATCAGTTCAACATCCGATTGACAGCCATTTCCGGTATCTTTAACAGAGATAGCACCAAGTTTTACCATTTCCAAAAACTCGTTTTTGTCTACCTCGCAGTTTTTAAACTTCATAAAGGATTGCACAAACTGTTCCACGCCATTTAATCTGTCAGACTGGTATTTGTTAATTGCATCAAATAATGTGATTGCAATTTCAACGTCCGAAAGCCTGTCATGATTATTCGGGCATTCAACAATAGGAATCCCACCAAAACCGTTGATGCCATATTCGGTTACTTTTCCATTCGTGATTTTGAAAAACTGGTTCTTTGAATAGCATAAGTAGTATTGTTGCTCATCTTCATCCTTCAAAATCTGAACGGACAGCATTGGTTTTCCGTTCCTCTGCGAATATACAATGTAACAATCACCAGGATACGGAATAAAGATTCTAAACGGCGGTAAATCTCCGTTTTCTGTCCAGTCCTCTTC